CAACCAGCTGGCGGCGTTATATTCCCGTATACGCCAAGTATTGAACTTGCATACAGAGCTAATTACGACCCATATGATCTTGTGCATTCGAATTTTCGTGGTTATTTTTACAAAAATAGTAGCGTAGGCGAAATTCAAATGCGTGGCACATTTACAGCACAAGATAGTAACGAAGCAGAATATCTATTGGCGGTAATACATTTTTTCCGTTCGGTGACAAAAATGTTCTATGGTCAAGATGGTCAAGCAGGCACACCACCACCAATGGTCTACCTGTCTGGATTTGGCACAAATCAATTCAACAACCATCCTTGCGTGGTATCTAATTTTAACTATAATTTACCCGCCGATGTTGACTACATCCGCGCTTATGGATCTAACAACATTGGCATTAATTTAGAAAATAGAAGAACTCAAAGTTCCGGACCTGCTATAACTGGATCACTTGGAACTATAATGAAGTTAATCAACAACAACCTGCCGGGCGCGTCTCTTGTTAAACCTCCGGCGCCGAGTGCTATATCGAAACAAGTAAACAATCCAACAAGCGGTACCTATGTGCCAACTAAAATGGAAATATCACTTTCGTTGTTGCCGATGCAGACACGAGCACAAATTAGCAAAGAATTCAGCCTCAAAGAATTTGCCGAAGGCAGTTTATTAAGAAAAGGATTCTGGTAATGGCCGCAACTTACAATTCAACAAGTCCATATTACCTTACTGGATACAATCAGTTCTATCTTAGCACAATGGTTAATCGGCCTATCCCCAAGGAAAGTGACGACAAATTCTGGACTATAACACAAACATATCAGTATAGACCCGATGCACTTGCATTTGACTTGTATGCCGATGCTGGATTATGGTGGGTATTTTATCAACGCAATCCTAATACGCTGCAAGCCCCGCCGTTGGATTTTGCAATAAACACAAGAATCTATATTCCCAAGATTACTACACTTAAATCAGTGTTGGGGTTTTAAACTATGGCACTAGTACGCGACAAATGGGGTTATCTGCGAGAGCCGCCCGGGTGGATGGAAATCTCGGCGATGAAAGAAAATCTTTTTCGATTGCAAGCGGTCACTAGCAGGTACTTACAGCAAATCGTCGATGCCCAAAATGCCGGACGTGCAGATCTGGTTGCAACTCGAGAAGCAAGCCTTGCTAGTCACCTAGAATCTATTGCAATTCTACAAGCAGAAATTGCTGTTGCCGAAGGGAACCCGCCAGCACCGGCTCAAAGCGCCGCAGCAGCCGTAACCGATGCTAATGGAACACCACCAGCCGACTCCAACACAACAACTGCGGCCAGCACCGCAGTTGTACCCGTTACTGTTGGTGACTCTGGTATTAATCCGCCAATTAAAACACAGGAACAAACACAAGCTACTTCTAATGCTCCCGCGGTTAACAATGGATCACCTACACCGACTACTAGTCCCGGCATCGGAGTTCCTGCCGATGCTGGTGTACCGCCGTCTGCGTCGGCTTCCAAAACAGTATCAGAAACATACTCTCCACAAGAGGTAGCTAATAAACAAATTACTCCAAGGCCAAATGTATTAGATAATTTCAGCAGTTACACATATAGAGCAAGTGTATACTTGATGTCTCCTGACCAGTACATTCGACTAGTAACTACACGCAAAAAAACAGTCAACGGTTATCAGCTATTGTTTCAAAGCGGTGGCGCACCGAATAACACAGGCGGCAAGCAAACTACTTTGCCAGGAGCCAATGCACCAGATGCCGGTCGCAATCCTGCATTTCCAAATGACTTCTATATTGACTCTGTTACAGTCGAAAATCTAATTGCAGGTGGCGGTATTCCAGCTGCACATGGGGCAACGAAAATTAAATTTACAGTAATAGAACCATATGGCATTACATTAATAGACCGCCTGTATGAAGCGGTGCAAGATGTTATGGGCAAGGACAGCGACACAACTATTAATTATGTTGCAGCAACCTATCTATTAGTCATTCGTTTTTATGGATATGATGCTAGCGGCAATCTAGTAACAGGCATTGGTGCCCCGGATATAAATGGTTCATCAGATTCGAATGCAGTAATAGAAAAATTTATACCATTTAGAATCGCCGAAGTTAACATGCAAATACAAAACAAGGCCGTACAGTATAATTTTGAGGCGGCGCCAGTGGGTCAAATCATCGCCTCTGGCACAAGGCGAGGCACAATTCCGTACGACATTGCGCTGAGTGCCAGCACCGTTAAAGAATTACTTGGTAGCGACGATTACTTCAATGAATCGGCTTATACAGAGAGTAAAAGTGTTGCAGGAAATAATACTAGTACATCAACCGCGCCCCCTAATGCGGCAGCCGCCCCTACTAGTAAAAAAAGTGTTACACAAGGGCTAATGGCGATGTTAAACAAATTTCAAAAAGAATTAGTTCAAAAAGGAATTTATGCGGTTGCCGACCAGTATGAAATAGTTTTTGCAAATGGTGCTGAAAATATTGCATCTGCTAAAATTATGCCACCCGGTACTACTAAAATAGACGCAAAGCAAACGCCAACCGCACCACCCCCAACTGTTGTGCTAGACAACATAGATCCAGCAAAGGTTAGAAAAGACACTAGCGTAAGAAACTGGAGTATATACGCCGGTATGCAAATAGTGCAAGTAATTGAGTTGGCCATTAGAAATAGTACTTATATTCTTGGTCAGCAGTTGATATATGAAAATACTGAAACCAATGAAGTGACTAAAAACGACAAAGCTACCGGTAAACCAGTAAGTTGGTTTCAAATTGGATTTGAAGCGACTCAGTTGTTGCCTTACGACAAATTAAGAAATGACTATGCATTTAAAGTAAAGTTTATAATAAGTTGGAAAAAAATAGACAACTACAACAGCAAGTATTTTCCGGTTAACAAATTTAATGGTGTTCACAAAAGTTATAAACACTGGTTTACCGGGCAGAATTCAGCAGTATTAGATTATCAAGAAACATTAAACAATTTATACAGAATAACTGTAAGTGGCAGCGATAAAAACGTTAGTATGGCTGAGCTATATCGTAGAAACGTGTCCTCTAGCATGAGAGAAATGCCATTCTATAACTTTGACACAACCAGTACAGAAAGTATGCAAGGTGGCGCTGGCAAGACCTTTGAAGCGGCTGCAAATTTAGCGGAAACTTTGTATGATCCCAAAGGCTTGGCAAACGCCAAAATAAAAATCATTGGTGATCCTGCTTGGATGCAGCAAGGAAGTCTTGCTGGTGGGGTATCTGCACAAGAATTTAACTATAGCGCCTTTTTACCCGACGGAACTATTAACTTTGATGCGTCACAAGTTATGTTTGAAATAGCTTGGCAAAAACCCGAGGACTATGATATTAACACCGGACTAGCAGATCCTTACAGCAGAACAGCCGCGCAAGGCGGTCAACGACAACCTTTGCAAAGTCGCATTTATACTGCAATCAAAGTTGTTAATGAATTCAAACAAGGAAAATTTGAACAGACCATTGACGGCCGACTATATACCTTTATGAAGCCCGATGCTAGTAACAAAGCAGCCGGCGCTTCAGATGCTGCTAATTGGAATATCATAGACACTACATCAGGCAGTCAAGCTGAGTTTCTACAGAATCAAGAAATACGTCGACAGGCTCGCGAGAAGCGATATGCCGATAAAGCAGCAGTGCAATCTACACCGCAAGACATGGCAAGAGAAGCATAAGGATATAAAATGGCAACAGAAATACAACGCAGTAGAGGGCGCTCAAAAAATTACAAATTCGACCGCGGTGGCGTGGCAGCAGAATTTGGGCCATTCTACGGCAAGGTAAAAAACACCACCGACCCCAATAGATCGGGTCGTATTCAAGTTTATATTGAATCATTTGCTGGCGGAGACGAAGATGATAGTGCAAAGTGGACCACCATTAGTTACATGCCTGCATTCTTTGGCTCAACTCCACATAATCCGCCCAAGGAAGGTTTAGGGAGTTATATTGATGGTAACGCAAACAGCTACGGGATGTGGTTTACCCCGCCCGACGTTGGGATTACTGTGTTATGTGTGTTCGTAAACGGCGATCGCAGTCAAGGATTTTATATTGGTGTAAGTCCAGATCAAAGTATTGGACACATGGTGCCAGCAATAGGTGCAAGCACAAACTTTGTTGCAGAAAATGTAAATCAAGCCGCATACTTTAGCGGTGCAACGCAGTTACCTGTTGTAGAAATTAACACAAACAACATTGCATTAGAAGGGTCTAGTCGATTCTTTGACAAACCAAAGCCTGTTCAAAGTGTAGCAGCACAAACTATCTTTCAACAAGGACTAATTAAAGATTCTGAACGCGGCCCTATCCGTAGTTCAAGTCAACGAGAAAGTCCCAGCACAGTGTATGGTGTTAGCACACCTGGCGCACCGGTTTATCAAGGCGGCATGAAGTTCGGAGAAGTAAAACAAAAAATTGACGCAGGAGAACTTAAACCGCAAGATGCCAAGATAATTGGGCGTGTCGGCGGCCATTCAATGGTAATGGACGACGGCGACATAAACGGCGAGAACAGACTAATAAGATTTAGAACTACCAATGGTCATCAAATTACAATGAGTGATACTGGTAACTTTTTCTATATTGTTCATGCTAACGGGTTGTCCTGGTTTGAGCTCGGCGGCGAAGGCACATTAGATGTATATTCTTCAAATTCAATTAATTTGCGTACACAAGGTGATATTAACTTGCATGCCGATCGAGACATTAATATGTTTGCCGGGCGCGATTTTAAGGTCAGGGCTATAGAAAATGTTCACCTTGAAGCAAAAATTGATCTAAAGATAACCGCACAAGAAGATTTAAAAATCTACAGCAAAAGTTATATTGGTGTAAAGAGTGATGGCACGCTGGCGCTGGATAGTGCAGTTGGAAGCTGGTTGGGTGGAGATAGTTTAACATTTACAGCAGGTGGTATTGACCTCAATGGCCCAGCAGCAGCAAAAGTTACAGCACCTAATCCGCTAACAACAACAGTTCTCAACGATGTTTCGTTTAGCACCAGCGTGGGGTGGAAAGTAGATGATGGCGCATTGGAGAGTGTTGTTAGTCGAGCGCCAACTCACGAGCCATATCCTTATCATAACACCGGAGTTGATGTTGCAGTTGCATTTGAAGATGTACCAACGCCGCCACCGGGTGCTATACCTGTCCCTGCTGGAGTGGAGATTAGTAGAAAATCATGAGTATTTTAAGTTTAATAAGATCGACGTTAGACGCCCCTGGTGGTGTTACTGCCAGTAGCTTTGTGGACTTTGTGGCTGTTCTCAAAGATCCCACCGCATGGACTGGCCAAGGTGGATTAACCAAATTTACTTTTAAGAATATCAACGGTGAAGTCTTTGAAATAAAGGGCCCGGCCGGGATGGTGCCGGCTCAAGCCGAAGCCATCTTTAAACAGCAAATTGACACTGGGTCATTAACAGGAATTAAAGTTGGCGGCGTGTTAAGTGCAGCAACGCAGGCAGCAGGTGGACTTTCTAGTGCCGCAGCGATGTTAGGCTCGGCTGGTGCAGGGTTAACTGGGTTGCTTCCTGCGGGTGTTAATTTAAGTTCGTTAACTGCATCATTGGGCGGCCTGGCAGGCGGCATGGCAGGTGGCGTGAAGGGCCTGTTTACCTCAGCAGGGTTGGGCGAATTACCCGGCCTAACAGGCAGCTTGCAACAAATGGGGCGCGACGCGCAGACTTTCAGCGCCGGCATGGACCGCCTGGGTGGCACTGTCGGAACACAAATATCTTCAGCATTACAAGGCGGTGCTGCTGCATTTAATTCATTAACCACAGGTGCTAGTGCAGCCACTGGAGAAATTAGCAGAACACTAGGTGGAGGCGGCATTGCTACAGGGTTATCCGGATTGTCTTCTCTGCCAGGCGCACTAACAACAGCATTAACAGGTGCCGCCGCACAAGTAGGATCGGTTATTAATACCGCGGTAACCAATCTTAGCAGTTCAATATCGGGTGTTGTAGCCAACGGAATTAATATTGCCGACTTTACTAAGCAGGGTGCAGCTTTAGCCGGAATAGCAGGAATGAAATTGCCCGATGTAACTGGTGCTCTAGCTGGTGTAAGTAAGTTAATTGGACAAGGTGCTAGTGCAATTAGCAATACACTTGGCGTAGGAAAATTTGGACTCGATGTTAAGCAGTTAGAAACAGCGGGATTAGTTAAACCTGGCAGCGCCGCAGCATTCTTAGCCGGGGGTGATGCCGACATAGTTGCTGTTCTCAAAAGTCCCGCGGTATGGACCGGCAAAGACGGTGTAACCAGCTTACGCAGTATTCTTAAGAATCCAGCCCTGCAAGACAAAATTCAACAAGGACTAATGACAGCAGGACTTGGCCAGCTAAAACAACTAGGAATACCCATTGACAGTTTGAAGCCTGCTGCACTTGCTGGATTAGCCACCAATGCTGCCAAAAGTGTAACAGATACAATGAGTGGGTTAGCCGGGAAGTTACCCGAAGGATTACAATCAAAATTTAATGAAATAAATGCCATGGCGGCAAATGCAGTAAAATTCACCAAAGGCAAAGTTGAACCAGCCGCTATTCAAGAAACAAAGCCCGAACCAGCGAGCAACACAGTTGACACGGTTACGGTTAGTGCAGCAGCAGCTAGGGTTGTGGGCAACGAGAAAGTTCCTAGTGTAGCTGTGTCGAGCGGCCCGTTTGCCGCCGCTAGATCTGTGTTAAACACTTATGTCGATTTTGTTCTAATTAATAGTGTTGCGGATATATCTATTTGGGCTGACATTATTTTGCTCAATAGACAATCTAGCATTACGCAAGAACAATGGAACACAGTAAACAATGAATTTCTTGCAGCGAAAGCTACCTGGAATTCTCGAATTTCGGATCTAGTATCTGCCGCTGTGGTCGCACTTAATGGACTGCCTCCAGCCGAAAGAGCTGAACTGTCGATCCTCTGGCAACACACCCAGATTCTTGTCGCGTCAGTACTGAAGCAATCCAAAGAGAACAAAGCTGGCATTAAGGACCTGGCCAACAAAATCGCCACATAAATATTACTATGACTACATTCATCGGCTTTAACACGCAAAATCAATACAAGAAGTTCACACTCACCGACTTTGAGTTAGTTAAGCGTGATCTACTAAATGCCTTCAATATTCGCCAGGGACAATTACCGGGCCGCCCCGGATATGGAACTATCATATGGGAATACCTGTTTGAAAATCAAATACAAGCAGTACAGCAAGGTATTGTAGATGAAGTTCAGCGAGTAGCAGGTGCCGACCCGCGGCTTTTCGTGAATAAGGTCAATGTGTATCCACAATTAAACGGTATGCTAATTGAAATAGAATTGCAGATGGTTGGCACATCATCCGCCGAACTATTGTCATTAATGTTTGACCAACAATCTCGCAGCGCCAACTATGTATAACTACCCAGTTTTTTATGTCCATAAATAAAGTATCAGGATATAAAAAAGGTTAACAAGCGATGGCACAGACCACTAGACAAACGGCAATTTTTGGGGTTGAGGACTGGAAACAGATCTATCAAACCTATCGTGAAGCCGACTTTCAAAGCTACGATTTTGAAACTCTACGCAAGAGTTTTGTAGACTATCTGCGGTTGTATTATCCCGAAACATTTAACGATTACATTGAATCATCTGAATACATCGCCTTGTTGGATGTTATTGCGTTTATGGGACAAGCAATTGCTTTCCGTACTGATCTTAACACTCGTGAAAACTATCTAGACACAGCCGAACGCCGTGACTCTGTTGTAAAACTCGCCGATCTTGTGAGTTACACTGCCAAGCGTAACACCGCATCGCAAGGCATGCTCAAGGTATTTAATATTACCACTACAGAAAATGTAGTAGATTACAACGGTGTTAGCCTGAGCAACAACACAATCAATTGGGCCGACCCCACAAATTTTGACTGGCTCGAGCAATGGAATGCTATTATAAATGCCTCGTTAGTAGACAGTCAAAAAGTTGGCAAGCCCGGTAACAAACAAACAATACTAGGTATTGATACTAGCGAATACGCAATTAATTTAGTTCCTGGTGTGTTGCCAGTCATTCCGTATACTGCAACAGTCGACGGAGTTAATATGCCATTTGATGTAGTAACTGCTACCTCCTCGGGTAGAGACTATGTTTACGAACCAAGCCCAGTTCCAAATTCTACATTTAATGTAATGTACCGCAACGACAAACTAGGATATCAAAGTTCCAACAACGGTTTCTTCTTTTTATTCAAGCAAGGAACCTTACAAAACCAAGACTTTAACTTAGCCGAACGCATTAGTAACCGCACAGTTAACATTAACATCGAAGGGGTTAACAACACCGATCGTTGGCTATTTCAATTAGACAATGTGGGCAATATCTCTAGAGAATGGATGTATACCGAAAACGTATATGCTGCGGCCGCCGAACAAGTGTCTGTATTACGACCAATTTATTCAACAACAAGTCGCACCAATGATCAACTTACAATAATATTTGGTGACGGGGTGTTTAGTGAAATTCCAGTAGGCATTTTTCGTGCTTATGTTCGTGCATCTAATGGTTTGCAATACATTATTAATCCTGCAGAAATGCAAAATGTGGTATTGCCTATCAGCTACATAAGCCGTACAGGTAACCTCGAAACAATTACATTTACTTGTGGTATTACTCAGCCAGTTAGTAATGCGCAATCGCGTGAAAGTATTGAGGCAATTAAACAACGTGCACCTGCTCGATACTACACACAAAATCGAATGGTTAATGGCGAAGATTACAACCTTTTCCCGTATACTTTGTACAATTCAATTATCAAAAGTAAAGCATTAAATCGTGCATCAATTGGCACAAGCCGATATCTTGATTTAGTTGACAACACAGGAAAATATTCTAGCACAAACACTTTTTCAAGTGATGGCGCAGTCTGGGAAGATAATATTCTTCCTACTATAAACGTTAGTTTGACAAACAGAAACGAGATTGCTGATTTTATTTCTAATCAAGTGCAAGCAAATCTAACCGGTCCCACAGTCACACAATTTTACTATGCAAACTTTCCTCGAATATCAGTAAACACCGGGCTAACTGCATTAAGCACATGGCACCAAAGTACCACCCTGTCCAACGAAACCACTGGATATTTTCAAACAGCGCCAGTGGGCGACTTACCGCCTGTTCCTATACCGCTAGGAATTTATTACACCACCTTGCAATCATTTAGCTATGTGGTTCCTCGTTGCTCGATTAAATTTGTTGCACCAACGATTAACGGCCAGGAGTATTATTTTGATGCTAATAATAGACTCAAACCTGGGCAGCCAACCCGCGCCGACGATCATACAGAGATTTGGGCTAGCCCAACAAACATTGTTGGTAATGGGACCAACAACGGTATTGGTAATTTCTCATCGGGTCAAGGTCCGGTGACCCTAAACAATTTTGTGCCAACCGGAGCAATTGTTGATAGTATCATTCCAGTTTTTATAACTAACTTATCAATTGCTATTCAACAAGAAATTAGTCAACAAATGTTGTTGTCTCGCAATTTTGGCATTGGCTATGATAGTACTGGTACAGTGCCGACCAGTGCTGGTGCAGGAACCTGGTATGTTATTACTGACACCAACCTTGCACAAAATGCTACTTGGAGCCAGGAGCATGCTGGTGACAAGTCAGGCGAAAATCTAGATGCAAGTTGGATGGCTAAGTTTGTTGTTGCAACAGATCAAAATTATCAAGCCACGTTCCGCGGACTTGCATATTATTTTGGTAGTGTAATACAAACACGTTTCTTTTACTACGGCAATCAAAAGATTTATGATAGTCGAACAGGAACAACGATCCGTGATTTCGTTAATATACTTGCGGTGAATACAAAACCAGCTTCTACCTCGCCGCTTACTAGCGATATCTATACTACAATTATTGGACAACCAGTTGAAAGCGACGGATATGTAGATGACTTCAGGGTACTTATAAGTTATCGTGACAACGATAACGATGGTGTGCCCGACAATCCAGATTTTTTCGAAAACATAGTAGGCCTTACACCACTAGGACGCAATGCTGTGTCTGTAAATCCAAAGTCTCCTTGGGTATTCATGCAACGAACAGTTGACTTTGATAATTTACAGCGCGATCTCTTGGTAGAACCTTTAGTGGTCAACAGTGATTATCCTACTATCGATGCAATCGAATTAGTTAAATTCCAGTATAGCCCTGGACAAGTGTTCTACGCATATAGCACAGAGATGTTCTATCAACTTAGTATAAATGTTAATACTGTTCGTATATTAACAGAAACTCCAGAAGGTAGCTGGATTGCTAAAACGGGCAGACAAGGATTGTATTTCCAGTATCGTCATAATTCACCGTTGACAAATCGTATTGACCCCGGATCAACTAACATTATTGACATCTACATTGTTGCACAAAGTTATTACACTGCATATCAAAACTGGTTACGTGATACTACTAACACAGTAATGGAGCCACTTATGCCCACAATTGACGAACTTAGTACAGCATATCAAGGACTGCAAGATTACAAGATGTTAAGTGATAATGTTGTTGTAAATTCTGTGGTATTCAAGCCGTTGTTTGGTGCAAAAGCGGCAAGTTCGTTACGGGCAACCATCAAGGTCATTAAAGCTGCAAATTCAACAGCAAGCACAAGCGAAATACAAAGTGCAGTTCTTACATCAATGAATACTTATTTTAGTATAGACGAGTGGAATTTTGGGGACACATTCTATTTCTCAGAACTAGCGGGATATCTGCATAAAAATCTAGGAACTATTATCAGTTCAGTTGTATTAGTACCGCTAGACATACAAAAGTATTTTGGTGATCTATACGAGATTCGTGCAGAACCCAATGAAATATTTGTCAATGGTGCCACCATTGATAATATTATTGTAATTGAAGCATTAACAAGTACAAACTTGCGAACTTCACCAGGTAGCGGAGTAATTTAATGGCTAGAGTTAGAAGTGTAGATTTTCTTCCTGAAATTTTTCAGACTGATGCTAACAAGCAATTCTTAGCAGCAACTCTTGACCAGTTGATCCAGGAACCTAAATTTAAAAAGACACAAGGTTTTATTGGTCGCACTGTTGGGCCAGGAGTAAACCCAAATGACAAGTATGTTATTGAACCTAACAAAACTCGCGCAAACTATCAATTAGAGCCGGGAGTTATTAGTCTTGATCCGGTTAACACAGGTGCAATAAAGGATGCAATAACATACCCCGGTATCAATGATGCTCTTGAATTTCAGGGTGCAATAAGCGGCCGACCCGATCGCATGTATACAAGCGAATATTATACCTGGGATCCGTTTGTTGACTTTGATATATTTGTGAATTTTAGTCAATATTATTGGATTCCTGCTGGCCCTGCGGTAGTTGATGTTTCTACTACAGGTATACCACTTAGTGAAAATTTTGCAGTGACTCGTGCCAATGGAGTGTACACATTTTCCGGACAAACTGGAGAAAATCCGGTCATTACCCTTGTTAGAAACGGAAATTACACATTTCAAGTTGCACAAAACAATGTCGAAACTATAAATTTCAGAGTAGGCCGACAAGGAGTTACAAGTTATCAAATTGATTTTATAACTAACCCTGCATTAACTTTAATAAGAGGTAATACTTATGTGTTTACCCTTACTCAGTTAACTGGATTTCCTTTCTGGATCAAAACAGCAGCAACTACCGGCACAGGTGATTCCTATAATGCCGGTGTTACAAACAACGGTGCAATGATAGGCAATGTAACATTTATAGTGCCACAAGATGCGCCGGATACATTATATTATTCGTGCGAAACACAATCGTTGATGAACGGGCAAATCAATATCGTCAATGGTGTTGCCGGAACTGGTTCTAAATTTTGGATTCAAACTAACCCCGGCATCTCGGGAAAAAATCCAGTAACCCCAAACATCAGCAGTCGCGAAGTACTAGGTGTTTATAATAACGGTGTTGACTTAGGGACAATAAATTTCAATGTTCCTGCAAGTACAGCCCAGGATTTTTATTACAATCTCAACAATTTTGGTACCGTTGATCTTATATGTAATTTGAGATATGATCAAATACAAGGTGCTTCGTTAGATGAATTCATTGCTAGATATGGCGGCATAGATGGTATTACCAATCTAAACACTCGCACCTTGATATTTACTAATCGAGCGAGTGGTGAGGATGGCGGCTGGATAGCTCAGAGTCCATTTGATCCACTAAATCGAGATGATGCAAATAACGGCCTGCCCGGTAGTTTTGATAATTTAGGCTATGCTTATACTACAGAAGTCCCCGAAGATCAATACTATAATGTCTGGCAAATAAGTTATGTTACTGTAGATGGTATTAGATATCTACATCTAAGTAGCGCAGGTACTATAAACACTCTAGATAAATTTTCAATAAGATACGGAACTGTATATTCAACAACAAACTGGTACAAACTTGAATCTGGTGTGTTTGTAGAAATCCCTGTGTTGTCAGCTACATCGGACACTTTATATTATCAAGATAGCACCGATCCAGAAATCTTCGGTACAATTCGTTTGATTGATCAAACAGCAAGTAATACACTTTATATCGATGATATTATTGGTAATAAAAATTATACTAGCCCCATTGGTGTTGTTTTTACCAATGGTTTAAAAGTTCGCTTTCCTGGAGACGTTGTTCCTGCTGCTTATAGCACCAGGTCAGTTACATTAACTTGTACATCAACCGCCGCTGGCGTGAATATTATTACCGGAGACGATACCTCTAATTTAATTATCGGGCAAACAATTGAATTCTATAGCACACCGTTTGGCGGTGTGTCCGAAGGCATAATCTATTATGTTCGGTCGATATTTAGCAGTACACAATTTTCAATATCAACGATTCCAAATGGTCCGGCAGTAACATTGACTTCTGCTGTTGGCACAATGATTGGAGTTGCAAGCCAAGCACCCGAATACTATGTAAGTGGAGTTGGGACGGCAATTGAGTTATTGCCGGTTACTGATTTTATTACTCCAGAAGTTATTACTACAGAAAATGCACAATTAGGTCAACTTGATTACCTTACTATTAATCGTGCCAGCAAAGATCTAAATGCATGGTCACGCAGCAATCGTTGGTTTCATATTGATGTTTTAAATGCTACTGGAAAATATAACGATGCTCCGGTTGTTCTTGATAACAACTTCCGGGCAAAACGACCCGTTTTACAATTCAACAGTAACATTAGAATGTTTAACATGGGCACAGCAGGAAAAAGCCCAGTGAACACAATTGACTTCGCCGAAACCGACGCCTTTAGCAACATTGAAGGTAGCACAGGATATAGTGTAAATGGATATACACTAGTAGACGGCAGTAGAGTTATTTTTGCTGCCGACCTAGATGTCGATGTTAGGAATAAAATTTATATAGTTAATTTCATTACGCCTGACACAGTGGATCCTTTAATTGCTCAACCAATTATAAATCTAGTAGAAGCAGCAGACGGTGCAGTATTTGCAGATCAATGTACTGTATGTTTAAGCGGTGAACAAGTTGGCATTAGCTATTGGTTTGATGGAGTTGATTGGAACCAGGCACAACTAAAACAAAGTGTGCAGCAAACTCCTTTGTTTAACATATATGATATCAACGGTTATAGCTTTAGTAATAGAACAATATATCCCAGCTCAACTTTTATAGGAAGTAAGTTGTTTAGTTATACAACAGGATATGGAATAACAGACCCTATTTTAAAATTTAAATTAAAGTATCTTACTCTTAATAATGTAGGAGATATTGTTTTTGACAATAATTTGTATACAGATACATTTGTGTATGTTACTAACAACCAAAGCACTATAAAGCAAATTAGTTCGGGCTTTGTTTACGAGTACGCATCAAGAGAAATATACAAAAGATTGTTAGGTTGGCAAACTGCGGTAGTCCCAACACCAATGCAACAACAATTTAAATTTGTTTATGCCGGAGTACCATTACAACTCGACTGTAAAGTTTTGCCTAACAATATAACTATTGTTCCGTCGATTAAGGTATTTGTTGGCTCTGCGTTCCAAGATCCGTCTACTTATTCGATAGTAACAACAACTAACAGCACAACAATTACATTTAATACAGTTCATATAATTGGAGATGTTATCGAAGTTGAAGCGTTAAGCAACCAAACTAGTAAAGTGGCATTTTATCAAGTTCCGATAAATCTTGAAAATAACCCATTAAACAACAATAGCAGTTTTTTTACCCTTGGTACTGTTCGTACACATTATGGAAGTATCTGTCAGAACTTAACTAACTTAATCGGTACTATAAATGGTGCAAACAACACTCGTGACCTTGGCAACATTGTTCCATATGGCCAAACTATTTTGCAACAAAGTGCTCCGTTGACAATTGCCGGATACTTCTTGCGTTCCATTGACTATAATATTTTTGGAGCACTAGAATACAATAGCCGAGAGTATCAAAAGTTTAAAAATAAATTGTTAGAATCTGTTACAACTCAAACTATTCAATTTGAAAATGCAGGCACAATTCTTGACACTGCGATTGCAAACATTACATTAGATCGCAGCGACCTTAATCCATTTTATTGGAGTGACATGTTGCCATCTAGTGCAGGATACACTAAAACAATATATACTGTTTCGTATACCACTGGCAATACATTCGACACTATACAAGTTTATAACTATACTAGTGCTAATTATTTAGGTATGAATGTTTACATCAATGGTCGTATTTTAGAAAGAGACTTTGAATATTCAGTTGCTACAGACGGTCCGCGTATTACAATTCTTGAACCTTTGTACAGTACACTAGTAAACGGCAATGTAGTTACATTACAAGAATATTCTACGACACAAGGCACATTTATTCCTAACACCCCAACCAAACTAGGATTATATCCATCCTGGAGACCAGAAATTACATCTGTAAAAACCAGCAGCGGAGAACAACTAGTAATTAAAGGGCACGACGGGAGCGAAACTCCTGTTTTTGGAGATATTCGAGACGAAGTATTATTAGAGTTTGAATCTAGAATTTACAACAACCTAAAATTAGACGGAAATTCTGTACCACTTACTATCGTAGATGTATTACCAGGACAGTTTCGTGACACAGGATATAGTATTAGTGAAATTAATAGTATTTTAAACACTAATTTTCTAACTTATGTTGGCTGGAACAAATTAAATTACAATGATCAAAATTATATAAGTGGTAATCCATTTACATGGAACTACAGCACGGCTCAGGACAAACTCAATAATCAAAATTTAATGGGCAATTGGCGTGGTATCTATCGTTATTTTTACGATACACAACAACCTGAACGTACACCTTGGGAAATGATTGGCTTTGAGATTAAACCCGTCTGGTGGGAAATAACTTATGGCCCTGCTCCTTATACACAAGACAACTTGGTTCTATGGGACGACTTAGAATTGGGTATAGTAAGAGATCCAGCTGGCACATACATCTTGCCTCAATATGCAAGGGCGGGACTAGTTACAGTATTGCCAACTGGCACAGAAGGCGCATTGGTGCCACCTATTGATTCCGTAGTAGGTGACTATAGTTCTCAAGCATCATTTATTAAAAGCTGGTCTCCCGGTGACGGCGGTCCTGTTGAGGCAGCGTGGTGGAACTCTAGTGACTATCCATTTGCGGTCATGCGTTTGTTAGCATTAACACGCCCCGCTAACTTCTTTGCGTTATTTGCAGATAGAGATCTTTATCGCTACGAGCGCGAATTTGAACAGTACTTGTATCAAGATCGTTATAGATTAAATGCCAACAAAATTCAAGTATACGGCAATGGTGTTAGCAAAGCAAGTTACATCAATTGGATAATTGATTATAATCGTCAAATAGGCGAAGATTCAACCAAGGCGCTGGAAAAAGATCTTGCTAATTTAGATGTAAGATTATGTTACCGCATGGCTAGTTTTAGTGACAAGCAATACATTAAGATTTATACAGAAAAGGCTAGCCCTAACACCTTAAACACAACATTGTTGTTGCCGGACGAGAGCTACGACTTATTAGTGTATAAAAACCAACCGTTTGATCGTAGTTTGTACAGCAGTGTAGTTATACAGGTTGTAAGCGGTGGGTGGGCGGTATTTGGATATAGTACTACCCGTCCTTATTTTAATATATTGAGCAGTATACCAGTAGGACAATTCCGAACATTTACAGTAGCTGAAAAATCTATCCAGGTCCCGAAGAATTATTCTAATACCGTTGTACAGGTGCCATATGGTTTTGTGTTTACCACAGCATCAGCCGTTGCCGACTTTTTGTTAAGTTACGGAAAATTACTAGAAAACCAAGGATTTACATTTACAAATCAAACCAATGGTTATATTATGGATTGGGACCAGATGGTAGAAGAATACTTGTACTGGTCACACCAAGGATGGGGCGAGGGAAGTATAATAAATCTTAACCCACTAGCTGACCGCCTAACAATAACAAAAGCGCAGGCAGTTGCAGATAGTGTAGTGGCACAGACTGCCGAACAAGTTCTAATAGATCAAAACCGTCGCGATTTTCCAGTACGAGATCTTAACATTATTCGTGAAGATAATACATTTACTATTCAACCATTGAGCAATCAAAGCCTTAGCTTTATTGACATGCGTTTCACTAGTTATGAAAACATGATCGTGTTGAATAATGTAAGTTTGTTTGGCGATTTAATTTACGAACCAACGACAGGTGCTCGCCAGAGTCGTTTAAGTCTGGTGGCTGTTGAAACTACCGACTGGAACGGTACATTAAATGCACCTGGTTTTATTTTAAACCAAGACAATGTCAAAGAATGGACTGGATTGCGCATATATCCAAAAGGCGAGCTTGTTAAGTACAAAGGTTCATACTGGTCGGCCGCGTCTATGGTACAACCTAGTATTAAATTCAATTACAACAATTGGAATCAAAGTGACTATACATTAATCCAACAAGGGTTATTGCCCAACATTACTAACAAAGCTGACCAATTGGCCAATAGTTACAATATCAATAATGCTAATATCGAAAGTGACAATGATCTGTTGAGTTATGGATTAATTGGGTATAGACCTCGTCAATATCTTGCAGCATTGAATCTTAGCGATGTTAGCCAGCTTAACATTTATCGCGAGTTCATTGGGGCAAAGGGAACTATGCTCAGTGTTGATTTATTGGGTCGTGCTAACATTGGTAAAGAAGTTGCCGACTATACAATTTATGAAAACTGGGCAGTGCAGCGCAGTGTGTATGGTGCCAATGCTAATCGAAGTTTCTTTGACTTGCGATTAAATCGCGGCAATCTCACAAGTAATCCTAATATAGTACAAATTATTACACCTAGTCAAGCTAATTCAGCAGACCAGGCTATATTGCTTAGTAGTCTATGGAAGAGTAGTTTTGTGCCAACCACTACACAAATTCTTCCGACAACTACTACATTACCTACTGACATTGCACTACCTACTGCCGGGTATGTTAACCTCGACGAGGTTGATTTATCGGTATTTGAATTGTCTAATCCGTCGGTGCTTAGTGCAAATCTAAATTCGATTAAAACAGGTACTAGTATCTGGGTTGCAAAGGTAAATGATTACGATTGGAACATTTATCGTGCTCATGCAGTTCCCGGGGTAATCAACCATGTGTGCGACAATCTAAACGGAACTAGTATTGTAAGGTTCACAAAGCAGCACGGCTTAAGCGTCGGCAACACGTTGATTATTAGATTCTTTGATAGCGAAGTGGACGGAGTTTACAAAGTATTATCTATTCATGATCTAAATACAGTAACTATTGCATTTAGTTTTGACGGTGACCGCACAGTTGCAAATGGCAACGGTATTGGATATACACTACAAACCATGCGGGTGTCGCAGGCCAGTAATATAAATAACTTGTCTTATACTAAACAGATGCTCCCTGGCACTAAAGTTTGGGTTGACAACAACGGCAAAGGGCAATGGGAAGTATTAGAAAAACAAAAGCCATTTGTTCCAACCAAAGATTTGCATTCAGTATCACCAGCACCCGGCGATGCTTTTGGAGCGAGCGTGGCACAAACATCTAATAGATCTGCTATGTTCATAGGCAGTCCTAACTATGGTGCTGGCACAGGTGCAGTTTATCTCTATGTTAAAGAAGATAGTAATCAATACAAACCAGTAAGTCCTATACAAGGGCAAGATACTATATTAACATTGGGCGCAACCGGGACACGAGGTTACGGTAATGCTATAGATGCAGGTAATACGGCATACGCAATAGCAGGTGCTAGTGCAAGTAATGGCCCAACAGGCTTACCTAATAATGGGTATGCAGCAATACTTTATAGAGATCCTGCAGCAGGTGCTAATAACACTAGCCCATGGGTCACCAGTCAACTGTTGACATTACCTGGTACTACCCCGCCAGATGACCCCGGTGCAGGTGAGTTTGGTTACAGTGTTGCAATGAGTTTAGACGAACGCTGGATGTACGTTGGTGCACCAGGATTGAATAAAGTGTTTGCATATGGCCAAGTGTTAAACGAACTACAAAAGTTAACATACCTTGCCGACGGCACAAGTGCTATTGCGATCATAAGTTCAATTATTCAAATAGACGACCCTGATCAAATTACTGTTGTAAAAAACGGTGAATTGTTGACGTTAACTACTAACTACAGTGTAGACTTAGACCCAAGTTTTACTGAAGTAACTTTTGTTGTTACACCAGCAGCCGGCGACAGAATTATTATTAACAGAAGAAATGACTATGCTTTTAAGGTTGAGGACGTTCCAGAAACCTTTCCTGTAGCACAATATTTGTTTACTGCTACAAGCAACATTGAGTCAATCACTGTAACAGTTAATTCTGTATTGCAACGACCAAACATTGATTATACTTGGGATGGAACTTCTCTTACTTTTGCCGAAGGGCATGAACCAATACTTGATGATATAGTATTAGTAAGTTCGCAAAATTATTATGAACTTGCTGGCACTATAATTTCAGACTCAGAATTAATTGCAACTGACAGATTTGGACATAGTATACAATGCTCAACCGACGGTCGACAGGTTGTTATTGGATGTAAAAATGCCACAGTTGATAGTTTAACTGAAGCAGGAAAAGTATACGTGTTTGATCGTAACGTCCAACGTTTTATCCAACAAACAAAGACTACAGACCCGTATACCATTACTGTATTGGGCACTGTAATTGCACCAGTTAGCGTGTCGTTAAACAATATATTCTTAACAAATCAAGACAATGGTATTGTTAGTGCCCAAAATACGTTCAGCGTAGATGGAAACAACATTACTATTATAAACAATCTATCAGTTGGTGATGTAATCGAAATTGAAACCAACCAGTTTGTACAACAACAAATTATTACACAAGACACAGTTTCAGAATTTACAAACTTTGGTCAAGCATTAGACTTGTGCCCGTATAACTGTAGTCTATATGTTGGTGCGCCACAAGACAATGTCACAGCATGGCAAGGCGGCGTAGTACAACGCAGTGTTAGTCAGGCTAGAATATATGGAACAATTACTGCAACTGTTGCTAACCCTGTACTTGAGGTTGGGGACACGCTGAGAGTAAACAACATTGATTTCTACGTTCCAGACGCCGTGCTGCCTACCCCTGGGGTTCCGGGCGTATCTAGATTACAAGGCCTTGCCAAGAATATCAACGCCATCAAATCTAATGCCACCGCAAGCGTGTCCCCTGCCGGGGTCTTAACTATCTATGTTACAAATACAAATGCTGCACCAATCGGTAACAAATTACTAGTAACCCCAGGTAGTATTGGCACAGCATTTGACAATCCATTTTACAATCTTGGATTTGAGACATTTGTGTTTACACAAACAATTACAAGTCCTTATCCAGTGGATTTTGCAGGCTTTGGTAGTTCGGTGGCAATCGATGACACTGCAATAAATCTTGTAGTAGGTGCTCCACAAGGCAGCTTGTATTTGCCAAACACATTTGATTATAATACAGTTACAAAAGTACCTGGTACTACTGTTGACGGAAACTCGACTACTTTCTTTAGTCCTGTAGTGCAACGCGGCGCAGTATATACATATGATTACATGCCAAGTGCCAACGACATTATTTCTAATCCAGGTAAGTTTATATTTGGCCAACAAGTTGAATCTAATATTATTCAACCATATAGCATACAAAGTCTACCCGGCATAATTCCAGAAGTTGTTGGAGGGATACCACTATGGGGACCAGGATATGGTACCGCAGTAAGTTATAACTCTGGTGTGTTGGTAGCAACAGCACCGGGAAATGGTGCTGCATATGGTTCATCATTTGTGTTTGAAAATCCTACTCGTGCTCCTGCCTGGAACCCAATTCGTGTACAACAACCGGTGGTCGATATTAGACTATTACGCAGTGTATACATGTATGATAGAATCACCGGTGCCAAAAGTGAATTCTTTGATTTCTTTGACCCACTACAAGGCAAGATTCTTGGCGCAGCCGCAAAAAATCTTGATTATATTGGGGGAGTAGATCCTGCAAACTATAATATTGGCACAGTTAATAACTTTGGAAATACATGGGGCACAGAACATGTCGGCGAAATGTGGTGGGATATTAGCACCGTGCGTTTTATTGATCCTAACCAGAATAATATTACATATACTAGCCGTCGTTGGGGGCAAGTATTCCCCGGTTCCAACGTGGATGTATATCAATGGATTGAGAGTGCTACAGCACCAGCAAACTATCCCGGTCCCGGCACACCGTATACTGCCAACAGCTATGTAATAAAAACACAGCTGAAACAAAGTGGTACCTTTGCCACCACATACTATTTCTGGGCTTCTGGCATTATTGAAACATATGGGCCACAAGCTAAAACATTAAGTGCTGCCACAGTTGCACAATATATTCAAGACCCTAAAAATAGTGGCATTGCGTATATTGCACCAATTAATGCAAGTACCATTGCTATCTATAATGGTCTGGAGTTTATAAATGCCACCGATACAATTATCAGTATTGAGTTTGATCAAACTTTAACGGCTGCTAACGTACATGCCGAGTTTGAATTAATAGCTCAAGGCCAACCGAGCGCATTCCTCAGTGATAATTTATACCGCAAACTCCAAGATAGTTTCTGCGGAGTTGATACATATGGACACACTGTTCCAGATCCTAACTTACCCCAAAGTCAGCGATATGGTGTACAGTACCGCCCGCGCCAAAGTATGTTTGCAGATAGATTTACAGCACTTAGAAACTATATTCAACGCGCTAACTCTGTATTTGCTTTGTACTCCATAGTCGAAAACCGCACATTTACTTTGTTAAATAGTGCCGAATCGGAGCCGGGCTCGAATACAGGTGCATGGAATCTGCGCGTAGCGAATTTAGAAATTCTAGGATTCCAAAATATCTACACTGTCTCACTTGGATACAAATATCTTGTTGTAACAGACAGTAGCCAACGCGGGTTATGGACTATCTACACAGTAGAAATATCACAAACTGATCTTGATGTTCGAGTACTAGTATTAACGCAAGTACAAAATTACAACACACCTAACTATTGGAGCTATATCAATTGGTATGCACCGGGCTATAATTCCAGTTCCAAGATTGTTGCCGACGTTCCTAATTATGCTAGCTTGGCCACAATATCTGTTCCTGTAGGCAGTAGTGTTAAAGTAATCTCAAATGCTCGGGGAAAATTTGAAATATACTTAAAAACAAACATTGGGTGGGACAGGGTTGCATTGCAAGATGGTACCATTGAGATTAGTGCAGAAATTTATGATTATGCGTTGGGACGTTTTGGATTCGATGTCGAAGTATTTGATTCACAATACTTTGATGAAGAGCCAGTGATAGAAACTCGCAAAATAATTCAGGCCATCAATGAAGAACTATTAGTTGGAGATTTATTAGTTAAACGTAATGAATTATTGACCTTGATGTTTAACTTTGTATTAAGCGAATTTGCTGCTCCGGAGTGGCTAATGAAAACGTCATTGATTGATGTAGATCACAAAATTCGCGAGTTAGTGCCATTCCAGAACTACATTAGAGATAATCAAGACTTTGTTAGCGGGTATATCCAAGAAGTAAAACCGTACCATGTACAAGTGAGAGAATTTAACTTGAAATATTCCGGTATTGACGAATATTTTGGAGACACAACCGACTTTGACATCCCTGCGTTTTATAACACGACGCTAATAACGCCGCAGTATGTAAGTCCAATTTTGTTGCCATATGCGCATAGTGCCCCGCAAGCGTTTAATTTCATAAGCGATACTCCTGCCGACAGCACAGTATGGAGTAGATTGCAATATAACCAATGGTATAACAATTATACATTGTACGTTGATTCTATCTATGTGGCCAATCGAGGTTCGGGTTATACTGTACCTCCGGTTCTTTATATTGTCCCAGCAGACGGCGACACCACTGGTTCTGGGGCCACCGCTGTAGCAACATTAAATTCGCAAGGCCAGGTAGTTGATATAAACGTAACCAATGCAGGTAACGGATATACACAAACTCCAATGGTTGTATTTGTCGGAGGTAACGGTATTAGTGCATTAGCATATCCTATTATGGCTAATAACTTAGTTCGTAGTTTCCGTACTGTAATAAAATATGATCGTTATGAATATAACAGTTTAGTTGAAACATGGAATCCCGTCGGAACTTATGTAAATGGCACATTGGTTCGTTATGCTGATCGAGTATGGCAGGCAAAGAGCTATGGCGGCAGCACATCCGTTAGTGGTCCAGAATTTAATCTCGAAGACTGGGTCGAAATTGATGCTGCTGCGCTAAGTGGTGTAAATCGTACAATGGGCCTATACATACCCGGAGTTAATTCACCAGGATTAGACTTAGGATTGTTAATTGATGGCATAAATTATCCTGGAGTTCAAGTTTGGGGAGATTATTTCTTAGGAGAAGGAAGCAATCCTGATACCCCTACTATAACATGTACATACACTGAAGGCACTAAAATTACCTGCAATGAAACTTTGCGCCTAGTAGTCAACGCCCAGATTAAGTTTTACGGAGAAACATTCGGCGGGATTATTGAAGGACAAAACTATTTTGTTAGCAGTGTATTAGATGCAACGCATTTTACAATTAGTATTATAGAAAACAATCCGCCTATACCGTTGATAACTGCTAGCGGTACTATGATAGCGTATGTACCGGAACCAGCAGATGCACTGTATGCTAGTAGTTTTTCTGATCAATATCTTGGACTTCGCCCAACTGATATTAATGTCGACGGCGGCCAATTCATTGGCCCATACGAGGGACATGCTCCAGAAGAATTAGTAAATGGTAGCGAATTTGACACACTTGATTTGCGTGTATATACCCGCCCGGGCAGTGATTGGACTCACAACGGGCATGGATTTAAAATTGGCACAGTTAATTGGGTGTATGAACCGACCGTAACTAATACATATAGTTGGGCTGATGCAGTATTGTATCCGTTTGAAATCATTGTAACAAATACTTCTACCGGATTGGTGCTTGCCCGAGCAATTAACTACACAGTTGATTGGGCTATGCAAACTATTTCTATATTGAGTAATGTAACAAGCAACGATATTATTGGTATTTCTGTTTTTGAAATTGGCGGTGGCAGTCAATTGTTCCGCGGAACATATACTGGGACAGATGTTGGTGATTCGGTGATCATTCCTGTTAACGCAGCAGAGATATACGAGTTGCTGGTATTCCGTAACGGTGTGCTAAACACCAACGTTACATGGAGTGCATATATTCCAAGTACCGACTGGGATATCATTATCAATTATCAAATACAATCGGTTGTTAATTACCTAGGAGTATACTACAGAGCAATACGTACCGTACCTGTTGGTATTGTAATAACAAATGCTACTTATTGGCTTGTTTATGTTCCTACTACACAATCCATAGTCAATTTTCATACTACGTATGGTGCTAACGATGGTATTTCTTTAGTAGCAATGGGAACAGAAACACCACAGTACAGTTGGAGTAACCCACAGACACAATATATTGTAGCAGACCAAGGCATTGTTAATAGTCGCACATTGAACTTGTCTAATAGCATAGCCGGAACTAACCCAGCCAACCTAATCGTTACACGCAATGGTGTAAGATTACGCCCAGCAGACGGAATTGAATGGATTGGTGATGCCACAAGTTTTAGTTTTGGATTGCCGCAACGTGGTGGATATAGCCAAGAATTAATTAATGCTTATACTGATATAACCGTGTGGGTAGACAACGAATTGCAAGTTCAAAACTATGGTCCTGTTGTCGGAGACTACTATGTTACTAACTACACAGGGAGCAACACACCCGGAAGACAGATATTATTCTTTACCCCGCCTGCTAGTGGTGTACAAATTTTAATTTCAGTTGACACTGAATCATTATATAGTGTAATTACACAAACTAATCAAATTCAATTAGCATTACTTCCCAACATTGGAGATGTGTTTGCAGTAACTACTTGGAATGACACTGCGCAACAGAATATTTTAACATTGGTATTCCAGGGCCCAACAACTAAAGGTATTACACTAAATGAACCGTATGACAGTACTGATTACGACTTGGCTGTAGAAGGAGCAATAGATGCACCGGGCAGCTATGACTTTACTTTAGGTATATTAATACCAATTAATGATTTTAATCTTGGGCGAGATGGACAATCTGCAAATCGTTTGTGGGTAACACTTGACGGGTATCGTTTATCCGAAGGCCAAGACTACACAGTCGACGGACAATACTTGATATACACTAAAGGAGCCATTGGTGCGGAACAAGTTATGGTAATAACAGAATTTACCCAAAGTCAAACACCGGAAGCAATAGGGTTCCGTATATTTCAGGACATGGCCGGAAATCAAACTACCTACCGTATCACAGAGGATACCACAACATATCTAACCCAAGAAGTGACCGCAACTGATGATGTTATACATGTTAAAAATGCCGGCAATTTAAGTGAGCCCGTTCTTGATACCGGTTACTTTGGTATTATTACTATCGACGGCGAACGCATATTGTATCGTGTTCGTGATATTACTAACAATATTGTAAGTGGCCTACACCGCGGTACTGCTGGTACTGCTGCTGCAAGTCATGAAATTAATGCCGATGTATATGAGTTAGGTGTTGGCAATAGAATGAAACAGACCGATCAGAATTACATTGTTAGTAACACTTATACCGGCGATGGTTCCACTGTTGTATTCTATGGCCCTAACATAGATAATGATAACTTTGATGGTACATCTGCACAACTTACCGCGAGTATAGAAGTATACATTGGGGGTATTCGTGCAGTTACAGGATGGCCGACTAACAATATAGTAGTTGGAACAACATACACTATTGCTAGTATAGGAACTACTAATTGGCACACTGTTGGCGTACCGAGCAATGTTATACCAATGGTTGGCTATGTGTTTACTGCATCTGCAAATGGCGCAGGGACAGGCATAGTTGGCTCCACACTTGCTAGCTATTATTATGCTATTACTGTAAATGACCCAATAACTGTAACATTTATTACCACAACTGATCTACTAGCACCACCAGTTGGGCAAGCAGTTACCTTGTTACAACGCCGCAGCACAACTTGGTATGCACCAGGAGTAGGAACCCCAAGCGACGGTGTAGCGCTCCAAGAAACAAACACAGAAGCTGCAAGGTTCTTGCGTGGACTTTAACAAGGTAAATAAATGACCATGTCAATTACAACGCAAAAACAACCAGAAACACCGAAAACTTGGCAAGCAGCCCACGGTTGTAAACCCAATGAACAAGGATCAATTGTTGTGCAAGCATATATGCGTATTTTTGATCCACAAACAAAACAGGTTTATGTAGAGGGACGAGCATGATTTCAACAAACAATATGATAGAAAATACTGGACTCGCAGTAAAGGGTTTTGGTAAAATAACCGATGTCACAGATAGAAATAACCCATTCTTGATACAAGAGTTTACTAATGCAATTCATTACGAAAATATTAGCATCGCAATGGCGCAAACCTTAAGCAATCAACTTGATCCAAACGGTGCTAGATTTGGTATTGTGTATGAAATGGCGTTTGGCAACGGTGGATCTAGTGTAGACCCAACTGGAGTTATTACATATTTGCCCCCAAATACCACCGGGCAAAACGCCGACTTATACAATGTAACCTACGCTAAAGTTGTGGACACTAACTCTGCTACAAATACAGACCCTATAAATAATAAAATGACAGTACTACATACAAGTGGCACAGTCTACACAGATATATTAGTAACGTGTTTACTAGACTATGGTGAACCCCCACAACAGCAAGTTTTTGACAACTCAACTAATTTTAACGGTGAATTTGTATTTGATGAATTGGGGTTAAAATCCTGGAACGGGGCAGTAGATAATTTGCGCCTTATTACACATGTGATTTTTCACCCGGTACAAAAAAGTTTAAATCGTCAAATTCAAATTGACTACACTTTAAGAATACAGACGTTGAGCAATATTAATGCTGTATAAATAAATGAAATATAGGAACAAGGCTTAACAATATGGCATACTTAATTAATCTAACAAACGGTACGAATTATACTACCATCAATGACGGCACCGTTAACACCACTAGTAGCATGGTACTAGTCGGCAAGAACTATGCTGGCTATGGCCAATTTTTAGATGACAACTTTATGCATCTATTAGAAAATAGTGCTAGTCCAAGTAGTGCTGGCAATCCAACGGTAGCTGCACTTGCTGCACCGCTAACCGGACAAATGTGGTGGGATGCTACTAACGGTGTAATGAAAGTCTATAACGGTGCAATTTGGAAAATAATGACCGGTAGTACTTCGTCAATAACTATCCCTTCTGCTAGCGTAGTAGGCGATATTTGGTTTGATGTCACAAACCAACAGCTAAAAGTTTGTACAGTATCGGGCGCACCGGGCACATTTATTGTGGTTGGTCCTGCATATTCGAGTTCGCAAGGAACCTCGGGCGCAATACCACTGACTATCACAGATACTAGTTCTATTGAACATATTGTTACAGGTTTATATGCCAACGGCACATTGGTTGCAGTAGTAAACAAAGATACAGCATTCCTTCCTGATGTAACTTACTCAACCGCTTTCCCAACTGTATACAAAGGCGTAACAGTTTTAAATGCCGGCGTGCAGTCCGGCAATATTCAAAATCCAGGAAATACAACAATTACTAGTGGTGGAAATACCACTGTTACAGTAACAAGTACCGGGGCAAACATTACAGGATATACTACATCTTCGGGCAATATTACTGCCGCAAATTTCTTAACTGGTGGCTTAATTAGTGCAACTGGCAACATCACCGGTGGTAACGCCAGCATTATCGGCAACATTACTGTGGCCAACCTTATAGTTACTAACAGTCTAACAAACGAAGCAAGTGGTCCCACAATATTCAGCGGTAACGTTAACCCATCAGCTAATGCCACTTATTTTATTGGTAATGCTAGCAATCAATGGAATGGTATAAATTCAGTAGCTGCTACTCTTGGTACAGCTAGTATCACGGGAAATGTTAACGGTGGCAATTT